CAAAGGCATCTGAGTTGGTTTGTATTTGCTGAAAGCCACCGCTCACAGCTCTGTCTTTGACTTGACCGATTTGATATTGTGGTACTGTTGCCATTGTTAATCCTTATCCGTATGAGTAGTTTTGCCATTTACTAGCAACTGAGCCAGCACCTGTTAACAAGGAAGTTGTTGCGCCAATCTTTCCAGCAATCCTTGCGTTTTGAGCGCCCATTCGTTTCATTCCAGCGTTAGCCTGGAGGTTACTTGCAACTACATTTTGTTCGTATGATTCCCGCTCTGCGTTTGACCTAATAGTAAGTGCGTCTAATTCTCCCAGGGCTGCTGTATCTCCCAGGATGTCAAGAGCTGACCCGCTCCCTACTTCAACACCGCTGGCTGCTAATGCGCTGCGCTGTCTACCTTTAAGTCCAGCAACCTTAACTCGAAGTGCTGCCTCTTCTTTAGCGCCTCTTGCTTTTGCATCTGCTGCTTTCCAAAGTGCGACCTGGCGATTGTTTTCATCTATCTTTGCCTGGTATTCATATTCAGCTGCTTTAGCATCCGCTGCTTGTCGTTTACCCGCAGCCGCTGACATAGCACCAGCAAAGTTTAGTAACATTCCTATCATTGGGGTACACATACTAAATCTCCATTGTAAACTTGTGAAAAGGCTCACCATGTATGCCGTATGGCTCTGCCTCATTCATTTCAAAACCTAACCATTTGAGCCACTTAATTGATAGCACATTACGCGCATCAACAAAGTTCTCTAAATACCTATAATCTTTGCGAATATCATCTAGCCAGGGCTTAGACCTTCTCAAAAAAATTCGTTGCTTTTCTGTTATCAAATTAGTTCCTAACATCCAGGGAGAACCTGAACCGCTAAGTAGCGATATAGGACACACGCCCCACATACAAACCAGCTCACCATTGACCAGGCCTGTTTTTGAGTAAGACGATAAATCAACTGAAGTTTTCACAGCATTACGAATACCCATGTTGGTGGCTGCGTTCACTTCTTGCTTATCGTGGTCACGCATGTTTCTGACCAGGACAGCAATGTCACCCTCTTCAACATCTCTGATTTCAACTTTATCCGCCAACGCTCACCTCAGGTATAACGGCTAATAATGTCATTGGTAATGGGTCATCTTGCCTAAAGAAAATTGATCCCTCAGAACGCCAGGTAGACGGCATAGTGACTGATATATCACCTGTTTTAAGGGAGGTTGCTGTGCCATATGGCTCATACGCTCGTTGTTTAAACTCGGTCAGGTGGTCAGAGTCATAGCCTATCTTGCCGCCTCTTGACTCTTCGACTCTAAGTGTCACCTCTGAAATGCTTTTCTTCTTGCCTTGCTGCGTAGGCTGACCCAGCTCCAGGTTCAGGGTTTGTATATCTGCCTGGATGGGTAGTCCAATGTGAATCTTAGTGGCTGGATGAGAGATTGTGATGGCTCCTGAGGCAACTGTCTTTTGTGCTTCCACATTACCATCCGCCAGGATAGCAACTGTCTTACCTTCAAGGTGTCCTAGCCCTGAAATCTCATCGACTCCTTTAGCCCAGGTCGTTGTTGCTACTCCTCTGAACGCCGAAGGTACATCTCTTCCCGCTTTGACTGAGACGACTGTGACGCTGGTGTAAGCCTGAATGGTACATACGAGAGTCTCTGCTCCTATAGTCAGCACAATGGTATTGCCCACATCTCCTGATGTGAATGTACTTGCGCCAGCGGTAAGAGTCAAAGTCTCTGAATGTGTCCAAGAAGAACCTCCCGATAATGTCATTGTTGTTGAACCTGTATGTGTACCATCGTATGACAGGCCTGAGTCCACAAAAAACGCATCAGCAACATCTGTAAATACTCGTGTATTTAGGCGTTCTATATAACGCTTAGTTGCTCCATTAATCGTGCGCTTAACAACAAAATAAGTGGCATCCTCGTCACCCTCAGCAATGGTACAAACGCTCTCAAAAGTGCCGTCAGTATCGTGTCTTGACCAACCCCATACTTCATGCTCTCTCATGTAGGTTAGGGCCGCCAAAGTCCCATCACTCAATACTGTCCAAACAATTGAATGTGGTGCTTGAGCGTAGGCCCATTCTCGTACTGTCTTGCCAGCAAACAAATGACTAGCTAAAACTGTTAAATCATTACCTGTATAGGAGTCAGACTCTAGCGCAAACGCCAGGTCTCGAATAATAGCTCCTTTAGCCTGTAAATGAATAATCGTATTACCAATAACAATAGGCGGCGCATCAGCTGACCCACGATAACCTTGTGGTTTGACCTGGATTGCTGACGGCGTAATAACGCCATCGTTAGCGGTTAATAACCATTCACCACCTGAAGTCAGGATTATCATATCGCTGAGAGGAACCAGGTGTCTTACCTCGTTGACCTGGGACGCAGCAATTGTAAAAGTAACCGCGTCATCATCTCTGAGTGGCTCTGAGATATTAAAGTTATGGTAGTTACCTGTCTGCGACATAAAGATTTTCTGAGGATCATTATTGGTTTGTCCAAAGACCAGGCGCTGCTGGTAGTAAGCGACTGTTGCTGGGTACTCATTAGTTGTATTGAATATGGTTCTTGCTGTTGCTGGCGTATCGTTTGCATCCGCTTCAATATTGTCATCTTTAAATGAAGTCGTTGTTGACCGACCAATAAATCCGTAAATACCACCACGCGATTTAAAGACATTGTAGCTATTGGCTCCTGATACCGCATTCCAGGAAATGGTATTGGTAATAGTAGAGCTGAGATTATTGTTCGTAATGGATGTTGCGCTTGATGCGACAGACTCATCACTTGTATCTGTCTTTACTGCTGTGACTACATACGAGTAGGATGTGCCTACATTGCCACTATCATAGTTTTGCCTGGTTGAAGTAACGCCTCCAGGAGCTGCCATTGATGTGCCAAATGAAACAGAGGTTATTGACCAGGCTGTATGAGAAGTTCGCTTCACTTCTTTTACTGGATGTGATGGATGACAAATAGTCATGACATCAGCTGATTGGGTAAAGTTTAAATCCGCCAGCTCAGTATCTGAGTATGGTGTTGCTATGGATACGGGAGAGCCACTTGATAAGACTTGGCCACCATCTTTGATGACTCTCATAGTCTGATGACCAAACTCTAGAATGTAGGTTTGCTCAGTATTAAATTCAAAAGGAATAAGCCTGGTTGTTTTTGCTGAGTTCGCAGTCTCACAGACAAATTTAGTACCAGGACGATTAGCAACTCCGCCATGTGCCTGGACAAAAAAGTTACGACAGGTCTTGAGGCCTGTTGCGTATTTAGCGAGATCAACTCTCGCATGTAGAGAAGGTGCTAACTCACCGCCTGAGAATGATGGTTGTATCGTGTGTACAGGCATTAACTCCGCCCTGTTATCCAGCTCGCATCTGTATTTCTATCTATGTGAGACTCGTTAGCATTAAATGTTTTCGCCTCACCCAGTACAGTTAAGTACATTTGGTAGGCTTGCTCCATCCTCTTCTC